TTATCCTATTTTGTGTAACGTTCCCTTAAGCTTGCCTACCACCATGATCTCATCCAAGCGGTATCTCATAGGCTCATATACGGAATTTAGCGAAATCATCTCCAGCTCGTCTCCTTTGACGCGGCACTCTTTCACGAATAACCCCTCAAGCGTATTGATAGCGTATATGCCTCCGCTCTTGATTTGCCTTTCGTCTTTTTCTATGACACATAAGTCTCCATCCTTGATCTCATCCTCCATGCTTTCGCCTATCGACCTTATGACGTCGCAATTACTTGCTCTGTAAAAGCTTAGTATCCGTTCGTCCAGCACTATATTTTCATAGGTGGCATTTTCATTGAGGACTCCGCCGCCAAGACTTGCTACGCTATCGTAAAGCCTTAGGATTTTATATCTATGCGTATTGTTCGCCTCGTCTCCGTAAAAGAAAAGATTGATAGATATACCGCGTCTGTGTAAAAAATTTAGTATTTGCTTATAAGGCACCGCGTTTCTAAATTTCATTTGAGCGTAGGCATTGGGTTTTATACCTAAGGCTAGGGCTACATCTATATTCTTGACGCTTTTTCGCCCCTCGGTGGCTAGTATATCTTTTAATTTCTCCGTAATCTCTTGCATGTCCATTCTTCTTCCCTTGATTATGAGATGTAATAAATTTAGCTAAATTTGGCTCTACGTCCAAAATATTTTACGTTTTATAATATTTCTACATGAGGAGTAAAAAGACTTAGCGAGGCGGCATAAACCGCCGCCTCCTAAAAATTCATAATCAATAGCTCGCCGCTAGTTTTTCTTTCCACTGCATTGTTGAGGCTATAACTTACCTCAAGCTCTTTGATATTAAGGCCCGCGTAAAGATCGCGCACCATTTCGCAGTCGTTATAGCTAAGCATAAATTTGGCCTTGACGCTCTTTAAAATTTGAGCTAAATTTTGATGATCAGACGTCGTAAATCCATCCGCCGTCTTGTAATAATTTTCCGTTCCTACGTAAGGCGGATCTATGTAAAACAGAGTATCGGCGCCGTCATACTGTCCTATCAGCTTTTCATAGCTCAAATTTTCTATAGAAGCGCGCCTTAGACGCCTTGAATATATAGAAAAGTCCCTGTATATATTTTTAGCACTCCTGTTTTTGGGCATGGCAAAATTATCCCCTTTTGCGCCAAAACTTAGGCTTATTTGATAGTAGTAAAACGCCGCAGCCTCTATCTTGTTTTTAGGTTTTATCTTGCCCTCTTTTATGGCGTAGAATATCTCGCGGCTTTTTAGCATAGCGTCCACATAGGCACTTAGGCTTTGCGGTCTAGTCCCAATAATGCGGTGTAAATTTATGAGATCGCCGTTGATATCATTGATTATCTCGATTTTACTCGGTTCTTTTTGATAAAACACCGATAGCGCACCGCCGAATACTTCAACATATTTAATATGTGGCGGCATAAGAGGGATTATCTTGCTTGCCAACTTTGATTTACCGCCTACCCAGGCAAATGGAGCCTTTAGTTTAGTAGTCTTCATGATTTTCCTTACAAATTTAAATTTTTTCGCTACCTTGTAAGAAAATTTAGTAATATTACATTGCTACTTTGTATTTACGAGGTGGGGTTGCCGGCGGCTTTGCTTCGTAATTTTTTATCCCTCAAATTCAATCTCTATTTCGTAATTATCCGTACTCAATCTATGGCTTACGCTTTTGATACTAAATTCGTTTGCTTCTAGTCCCACTATACCGCTAAATTTGAGTTTCCCTCCCGCTACTATATTTGCTCCGGGCAATGAGCATCTACCATTTATGCCGCCCTTTTGTAGCTCGTTTAGCTTTGCTTCGCCTTGCCTAAAAGCCTCGTTATCTGATTTTGGTTGGGCTATTTGCATCTTGTAGGTTTGCTCTCCCGAGCCTACCTTAATACTCTTTGTTTTTCCGGCTTCTACGTCTTGCCACTCTACTATAATCGCTCCGTATGAGTTTCTGTTGGCTTCGGTTATCTCTAATGAGTAAAGCTCGGCTAAATTTAGAGTAAAAGCGGGCAAGCTTTCATTTTTTGGAGTATTGCTCGTTTGCGTTTCGTCTCCTTTGGCGTCTTTCGCGGCTATGACGATGGTGTTATTTTTTACGGCCATGATAAAGCCGTAATCAAAGCACAGCCCATACAAGAAATCTAGATCTCCCGCGTCGTTTTGCAAGACGGAGGCGATGTTTTGATCCTGCCCGGATGTTTTTACGGCAAGCTTATTTTCGCCGGCTATCTTCTTTGCTATTTCAAATACGGTGGTATTCTCCCAGCTTCTGCGCTTTTTGATTTTTTGAGGGCTTGCGAAGTTTACGGCAGTGGCTCTTACTTCGGTGGTTTGGTTTTTATAATCCCTGCTAGCCGTTTGTACGCTAAAAGAGCCGCAAAGATAAAGATCATCCCCATATCCTAGCCAAAGCTTTAAGCTATCGCCGAATACGGGTTTGGCGTATATACCGCTAACGCTAAAGCTTATCTCGTCGCTTTTGCTGCCTTCCTTGTCGTCGAAATTTAGACTGATGAGATTTGCTTTGATGATCTCCGTAATATCTTTACCGTTTGCTTCGAGTTTGAAATTTGGATGCTTAATCATGGTTTTTCCTTTATTGCGTATTAAAAATTTTGACTCTGGCATTCGCATTGTGCCATCGCTCGTATCGCTATGCGATATACTCGCTCACTCGCTTAGGCACGGACGCTAAGCAATTAGCGTCCTACTTCGTGCCTTCGCTCACCATAGCTTATTTTGCTCCTTGGCTTTCTCTTTCATCTCGGGCAAAAATACCTTATCGCCCGCTTTAAGCGTAGCGGCTAGTTTTGGATTTAAAGCCAGCACCTGCTCGAAAAATCTTAAATGCCCGTAATGATTATAGACGATAGTATCGAGCCTATCGCCGTCTTTAGCTATGTAAATTTTAGTCATAATCTCTCTTTCAATAATTTAGATTGCGAGCAGCAATCTTAGTCTTTAGGGGTTTCCAAAGGTTCTCCTTTGGTCGCCAAGACGAGCTTGGCTCGTCTGCGAAGTTAAGAGCTGAAGTCTCGCTTCAGCTCGATATTAAAACTCTGCGTAAAAAACGCTCCGTTTGGGGTAAATACGGCTTGTTTTTCGCTGATTTTAACAACCGCGAACCTGCCGAAATATTTGCCGTTTCCGTTGGTTAGCGCATAGCTTTGTCTACCGCGGGCTAGCTCGTAAAGCCTTTTTAATGCCGTCTGTTTGTCGCCGTTATAGGGTAAGGTTTGACCTTCTATACTGATAGTTTGGTTTCCTAAATTTGCCGCAAATAAAACGGGGTGATTTTGAATACGGTCTTGCGAGCTTATACCAAACTCGGTCTCGAGCGATATACCGCCCACCTGTTTCCATGTAAATTTAAAGCCTCCTAAATTTAAGACCATATCGCTACCTTTGCTCTCTTATTTCGGTGTTGGCACTGTTAAATTCATCTCTTTTAAGTGCCTCTTTGACGCCTCTTGTTATTTGAGCCTTGAAATTTTCTAAATCAAATTTGCCGCTTTCCCCAAATAGCCTAAAATCTCCCGTAAAGGTAACGTTAATAGCCCCGGGGGCGCCACCTACTTTTTCTTTGTATCCGGGCGATGCCCCAAAAATGCCGCCGACTCCGCTCGGTTTTTTGGCATCAATGCTTGGCGTCGCTTCGTTCGCCTTTAAAATTTGGTTTATGGAAGCGTTGGGGTTTTTGTCTTGGAGCGTATCCGAGCTAAACTGCGGCAAGCCTGTATACGCAGGCAACTTGACGTCTTTTATCGGGTCTTTTGCCTTAGCGATCTTGACTTCCTGCGGTGCGTCATCGTTGAACCAAGAAAAAGGGTTGTACCAATTTGCCTCTTTTCCGTCTCCTATACCAAGGGCGTCTTTCGTCCAATCAGTAGCCGCCCCGAGTGCATCGCCAATAGAGCTAACCGTATCTACGATCCATTGAAATTTGCTTGCCACCCAATCAAAAAAGCCCCCGAATAGCTTGCTCCAAAAATCTATCGAGGCGTTGAATATAGGCTTTAAAAAATCGGCTATAGGCATGAATATATCTTTGAAGAAATTTGCCACAGGGGTAAAGATAGAGACTATACTGTCGTATGCCCATCTAAATACCTCCATGATAGCGTCTATAAAGCCGCCCGCTATCTCGTATATCTTTTGCCAGATAGAGCTAAGAAAGCCGGCTATCCCTTGCCAAATACCGCTAAAAAAGTTTGCGACGCTTTGCCAAATTTCTTTAAAAAACTCCGCTACGCTACCCCATAGGTCGTTAAACCAGTCGGCTACGCTTTGACATACGTTTTTGATCCAAACTATCGCGTTATCCCAAACCGTCTTTATCTTTTCCCAAAAATTTAGGAAAAATTCTTTGACCTCGTCCCAGTGTTCTACGATATAGGCTCCCGCTGCCCCTATGGCTACGACGAGGGCTCCGATACCGGTAGATATAAGAGCTAGGCGCATAATCTTTGCGCCGATGGCCGCAGCCGTGAAGCCCGCGCGTAAAATAACTAGACCTCTGCCGAAGGCCAAAGAAAGCGCGGTAGATATCCTTACTACCGTATTCCATGCTGCGGCTAGTATCAGAGCGGCTCTGAGCCTAGCCCCTACGAGCCACGTGGCTGCCGCTTGTATCTTAAGAGCTGCGGCATGAGCCAGGGTTCTAGCTCTAGCTATCATCGTAACGGGGTTTAAAAACCTAAGCACCCTGACCAAGGTTATAAACGCATCCGTTGCGCTAAGGGCGGCTATCCTTACTATCAAAAATACGGGCTTAAATAGCATAAGCCCCGCTACCGCGCTTATCATTACTGCCGTAAGCGTTGGAAATTTAGCGCTTAAGTCGCTTAAGAATTTAGCTAAAGAGCTCAACATCGATGCTAAAGAGTTGGTAAGCGGCAAAAAGGTTTCTCCTAAACTAGAGCCTAAATTTCTCCAGGCTTGCATAAGCCTTTGGATGCCCGACTTTGCAGTATTTAGTTTAACTTGTAATTCTTTTTGCATGCTTCCTGCGGCTTCGTCCGAAAAGGCCATTTTCATATTGGCTTTAAAAGCATCCATATTAGTGATGAGTCCTGCGATCTCGTCGCTAAAATTTCCGCCCATAAGATCATAAAGTAGTCCGGCTTGGAGTTCTTTGGGCGCAGCGGCAATACGATCTAAAAATAGCGTTACGGCTCCCGCGGCATCTTTGCCGATAGCCGTTTTTAGATGTTTAGCATCTAGGCCTATCGTAGCTAGCGCCTCGTGAAATTTCTTGCCTTGGTTGTCTATATTGGCTAGCCTGGTATAAAGGGAATTTAGCGAAGTGCCTACGACCGACGGGGCTTTGCCGGTACTTAGCATGCTTGCCGCAATCGCACTGGCGGCTTTTTCGTTTAATCCGAGCAAATTTGCATTTCCCGCCGTTAAAGAGGTGGCCGTAAGTATGTCGGCCGCTCCTGCGTTAGTGACTTTATTGTCAAGCAAATTCACTACGTCGAAAAACTCTTTGAGCTCATCGACCTTATCTAGCTTAAAGCCCACTTTCATATTATTAGCTGCAGTAGCCACTTGCTCGGCGCTCATTTCAAACGCCGTAGAACCCGTAGCCAACAGTCTCGTATACTTTACGAGATCTTCGCCGGCTAAATTTATCTTGCCTCCGCCGCTTGCGATGTTTGCGATATTTTCAAAGCTTTCTCCAAGCTCGCTTGAAAGCCCTCTCATCTCGTTTTTTAGCTTTAGTAAGTTTTCTTCGCTATCGTCTACGTATTTTTTGACGTTAGCAAAGGCTGCTTCGTCGTCTATGGCTAGTTTTATAGGCACTGCTATGACACTGGTTTTTAAAGCGTTTGGTATTTGGGCCAGCTCGCTCGTTAGATTCGACCTCATGCTCCTTAAATTTTCTTGTAAGTTATTTAATCTGGCGTTATCAAGAGAACCCAGAGCCTGCCTAGCCTCATTTATTGTCCTGGTCATATTCCTTAGACTATCTCTTAGTGTATTTATCTGGCTTAGGCCTCTAACGGCTAGGCCGATACCGATACCTACCGACGTCTCTTGCATTTGCGCTCCTTTTTGTGATACAATTCCTATAAAAAGGATTAAATATGAAAGTGTTTTTACTTATCGCCTTATTTGCGGCTTTGTTTTATATTTATCCCGGCCTTTTTGATAATGTCATAGCCGTACTATTTGGTCTTGGCTTGCTAGGCGGCTTTATAGGCATCGTCGGCTACGTTTTAAAAGAGGCTCAAAAAGCGGTTTCATAAAAGCAAACCGCTAAAATTTACTCTTTAATATCTCCTCTGCGATCCCTAAAAATTTTACGTATTCGTCTGTGCTAAACTCCATAATTTCATCAAACGAAAAATGAAGCGTATGACCTATTATCGCTACGCCCTCAAAGGTATGGCCTAGGACAAAAAACGCGCCACCGCGCTAAGAATAAGCGAACAGTCTTTAGCTTCTAGCTCCTCAAGCTCGGCTTCGCTCATACAAGTAAGGTTGCTAGCTAGCCTAAAAGTCAAATCGGCCTCGCTGCCTTTTGCGCCGCTCATAGCAAAGCGAAGATCTTTGCCCTTTGGATGCCTGATTTTAACTTCATTACCGCCTGATAGCGTAATGACGGTGTATTTGATACCGTCTTGTTCGATGATTTCATTTTTCTTGCTCATTTTTATTCCTTTGACTTAAAATTTAAAGGCCTTTAAAAGCCGTTTAATCTATCGGCGCAGCTCTCGTCGCCGATAGAAAATATTTATTATTCGCCCAAATTTGAACGCACTTGCGCCAAATAATCCACCCCACCTATCAGGCATATCATGTTTTCTACGTCAAATAGCGCCACGGGGATTTTACCTATATTTATATCTAAAAAATGTACGGCTAGTTTGACGCTCACTTCCATCTCTTTTCCGCTTTCAAAGCTTCCCGGGTCTATCTCGGTAATATCGCCGGTTACGGCCATAGAAAAAGGCTCTGGAGCGCCTTTGCCCGCTTGAAATACGCTAGCTTTAAATAAAAAAGGAATTCTGTTATTCCAAGTATTTAGCCCGTATCCAAGATAGGTGTTTTTATCGAGTACGCTTAGCTTAAACTCCATTTCTACGGGTTTTATCGTCCCGCTTGCGAAATTGCCGCCAAGCGCGCCTTTGACTTCGATCATCTCTTGTTCTATCTTTGGGATAGTTAGAGATTTAACGACGCCTAAATATCCTTGGCCGTTTATAAAAACATTGGCCTCCTGAACAACCTGAGGTATCTGTCTTTTTACCATAACTTTTTTCGTAAAGTAAGCCTGCTCGTCTTGCTTCGCCTAGCTTCGTTAATCTTAAAATTTTAATGCTCACATACTACATGTATGCTCCGCTTAAAATTTTAAGACCGTCTCGCCATGCTGCGCAATACTTCGCGATTGCCGTTTATGTTCGGCCGCCTACTTTTACTACTTCTCCTTTCTTTGAATTTATTTGTTTAAATCGTTCATCAGTGTTTCGCCGTATTTATCGACATAGATAAAATCAAGCGTTAGCTGTTTTACTATAGGGGTGTTTTGCATTCTGACGTCTAGATAAAATTTGCCGTCCGTGATGTTTGCTAGCGTATTTTTCTCGCTCCAAGATAGCTCGTATCCGAGCAATACCTTTGCCCCTACAAGCCCCCTAAGCAGCTCGCTAACGCTTCTTTTGGCGTGATATAATTGATCTGCTTTTTTATCTATCGCAAATAATACGCCTTTTTGGCAAGCCTGCGAAATACGGTCAAATACCCTTACTCTTGCAAGGTCTTTCCATATAGTATCCTGATCGCTAGTCTCTCCGCCCCACGCTCTAAAACCGCTTTCTCTAATGACGGTCGAAATTTTAGCCGCCCTTAACTCATCGGCCGTGCACGTCTCGCCAAGCTCGAAATCTACGTCTATTTCCGTGCCCGAGACTCCTATCATAACCCTGTTTGAGTAGCTGTCGCTATATCCAAACTCGCTTGCGCCGTCCGTATGAGCTATCATCCCCGCTATTCTAGCGCTTTGCCCCTCATAGACGTAAGCGTTCGTTTCATCGTCCCAAACCTTGACGTTAGGATATGCAGCGACCAGTCTTCTAGTGCCGAAGTCTCCCATCTTTACTATCGCTGCGGCCGCGTCCTGGGCTTTTAAATCTACGATGCCGGTCGCTTTTAGCCTGGTAGCTACTTTTTCTATCTCGCCTTTTACGGCATCCTCGTGGCTAAATCCCGGCGCTATGATTAGGTTTGGGTTATATCCGAAGCGAGATTTTGCTTTGGTTAGCTCTGATATAGCATTTTTACACTCGGTGATCTCGTCGTTCGTATCGCTATCGTCGTCCTTGACGAATACGCTTAATATTATTTGCGTATTCACCGCCTGATCTTCGATACCCTTTAACGCCCTATAAATAGAGCCCTTTTTAAAAGCTTGGCTCGCGTCCTTTTTGGCTTTGTATTTTGCCTCTAACGCTTCAAGCGCCTTTGCCGTCGTCATGAAAAAATGTAGACCGTTTTCCAGGACCTCCTCGTATCCGGCGATTCCTATGGGCGTAACGCTTTCTACGCTGATAGGTCTTGCGGCCTCAGCTGAAATGGTTACGTTTACTCCGAACTTAGCAGCCATGTCTAACCTCCTTTAACTCTAAATTATGATTTATTACTAAACATACATTCTTCGCAGCCCCGCAAAACGCTAATTTGTAGCATTTTGCTTCTGGGCTACTCATGTTTACTCCGAACTTTGCTGCCATGCTATCTCCTTTTAAAATTTGTTGGTGATTTCTACTTGAAATTCTTTTTTGAACATCAGCTTCAAAAACGCTTCTAGCGCCATTTTGCTGTCGCAAACTCCGTATTCGTCCGCCTTGTTTCCAAGCAAGATGCACCCCTGCGTATCTTTTGGGACGTTGCCGCTATGGATGAGTATGCATCTATCTTTCGGCACCTTTTCGTTATAAAGCAGCGGCAAAAGCCTTTGAAATTTACCGCTTTCATGCCAGGTCGTTTGGTAAACTCCGGCCGGTATCCGCTTGTCGCGGCCGCGCTCTACGGTATCAGGACCCGCGGGCTCGAGCGTAAAGCCCTCTAGCAGCACGCGCCCATCTTGCGAAACTAGGCGAAATCTGCCTATCGTGCCGTCATAAATCTCTTTAATCCTCTCGACTATCAGCTTCATTTTTGCTCCCTTATTTGATTAAATTTATCATTGCGACCGCGATCAATATAGCCGCCGCAATAATCATAAAAGTCTTAGTTGATGTTTTCATTTTTTTACTCTTTTTAGCGGATGAAACGCCCATACAGTTTTAAGCACCTTTTTATCGCCGTCTTCGATAAACTCGTGCCAATTTTGGGGATTTGCGCCGGCTATGTCCATGAGCTTCCAGCCGACGTAAATGCGGCAATAAAAGCCGCTTAAAAAGCCCGTGTATCTGATCTCTCGGTAGTAACAAAACCGCTCCCGTCCGTCTTTTAGACGACACTCTACCTTGCAAAAACCGCTTTTGCGTCCTTTGTTTTGCGTAATAAGCACGTCGCCTTGAGTGACGACGCTAGAAGGTTGAACGTCTAGGACTTTTACGCCTAGATATTTGACGCTAAAATAGCCTATTCTATTACGCAGTAGCCAGCAAAGACGGGCGAAATAAGAGCGGTTTTTAGGCGGCGGGAAATGCTCCCGTCTCCATCCGCCGTCGCCGTTTATGGCCGCGCTTTGTCCGTCGTAGTAGTCGTCGGCATCCTCAAACCAGCGAAAACATCGCGGCAGATGATCATCGCTCTCTTTTGCGAAAAGCAAAGCAATCGGCACTACGAAAAAGGCCAAAATCTCAAGCGGAAGCTCTATTGCAAAGTTTCTAGCTACCGTTAGCCATTGTTTGAGTGTTGGTTTCATTTTAGCCCCTTTAGCTCTTCGTAAGGGATAGTTGTTTCGTAGAATGTTTTATTATTTATATCTTCAGCTTTACTTAAAAAATCTATCTTTAGCCCGTTTTCTAACTCTTCCGCATAGATAATGTAAACCGGAAGCCTTATCGGCTTTTTACCGTCAATCATATCAAATAAATCAGTGTATATCCCCTTACTAACATCTCGTCGTTTGCGCATTAAATATCTAGTTCCGTCGGCAATATCCGTGATCTCTTGCAAGTCGGCAATAGGTATCAAAGGTATATCTAATTGATCTTTGTTTTTAAAAAGCCTATTTGACTCCGAATCAAAATAATAATGCTCGTTTCCTTTTGTATATGATACTCCTGGCAGGATTGCCTCTGTTAATAATGTTGATCCGCTTTCAAACGCGAATTCATTATAGGGAACTTGAGAAATATCTACCGGAGTAAAATTTGCTTGTGAATCTACTTTAAAAGCTTTTACTTTATCACTGTAAAAGTGCAATACAAAGTCCTCTATTACCACGCTATACTGATACCCGCCTGGCTCATTTGTTTGTCCGGCATTATCTACTCCGGCAATAAAAAAGTTGCTAACATGGCCTCTTAATAAAGGAAATTTAGGATTTATATATCTAATCCTGCTAAAGCTAGGATTAGAAAAATTTAGTCTTAGCCTTTGCCAGGCATTATTTGCTATATCGTATTTATAAAGTCCTGCATCCAATTTAAAATACGCCTCCGTTTTTGTTCTATACAAAAGCGAGAACTTTGTCGACGAATCTTCCTTGGGGGGTTGCGGCATTTTAACAAAAGAGCTCATATAAGGAACTATGTTATTAAATACGAATTTGTTCGGGCTAGTATCGCTGGTTTCTTTTTTACATATCATACGCCTATTGCCAAAGCATATTAAATTTGTAGTCAGCGGATAAATGGTTATATCGCCTTGACAAAACATCTTTTGCGTCCATTTTTCATTTATCGGATCTTTGATAAATTTATTCAAAAACTCGCCTTCTTCGGCACTTTTTTGATTTTTGTATTTTTCAAAATCTTCTATTTTTAGATAAACCTCATCGTGATTGTGCGTCTTTGGCGCATAAAGCTCGTTTGCCTTAGTCTCCACCAAAGCGGCGTCAAATTTAGTATCGACATATCGACGGGAAGCAAATTTAGAGCTCTCCTCGACGGTCAAATTTATAACGCCGGTATCGCTTAGGGCGATATAAAAGTTTATCGTTAGGTCTTTCGCCGCGCCCTCGCTTAAACGCGGCTTGATCGTCTCAGGCACGTTTGCGACGGCAAAGAGCTTATCGTCTGCGCCGTAAATGCCTACCTGCCTGATAACAAAACCGCCCACGCTAGCCTCAAGTATGCCCTGAACGATGACTATATTTGCATCATCCTCTTTGACTCCAATATCGCTAATGCTAAATTTTTGCGCCTCCTCAGGCAATGTCTCCCACTCGTCGCTTATGACGTCTTTGCTTTGACCTACGCCCATTTTTGTGAGGCTGATTTGCTCTCTATCGGCGATAGCCTTTGAGATCGCCGCTTTGCCTAGTTTTGTAATTATTGTTGCGTATGACACTTTTTCTCCTTTGTTTAAATTTTGATTATCTCATCTATCGTTACCGCGCCGCCGCTAAATCTTGCGGCGGTTGATTTCGTGTTTAAGATCTCGCTTTGCATCGGCGGCAAATTTACGTCCTCAATAAATTCGCAAATTACAGCGCCGAAACGCTCTAAATTTAAGCTAATATCTCTAACTTTATAGGGATAAACGCTAACTTGCTCGCTTTGAGCATATGCCGCGCTCGTGCTTAGCGACGCATTTAATAGTAAGCTTGGGATCTGAGACGGGAACAGCTCTAGCCTCTCTTTGTCCGTTTCGTTAGCGCCTATAAAAACCTCGCTTTTTGTGCTTCTAACGAGGTTAAAGCCTTTAAAAACGCTACGGACGTTTTTGTATTGTTCTATGAGCGTATCGAGTTTTTTATATCTCGTCTCGTCAGTGCTATCATCTTTGAGATCTATTTCGACCTTAAAGTGATAAGGCTCGCCGCCGTAGCTAAACCACTCAAGAATCCTAATATCAGTGTAAAACGAGCGTAATGCTTTATTTAGGCTATAAAAGGTGCCCGAGTAATAATGTATCTCAAAAGCATTTTTAATGAGTTTTCTAGCTGAATCTTCGCCAAGTCCGTCTATATCCACATCAAAGCTATCGGCTAAGATAGGTAAAAGAGGCGTCGGACAAGAGGCGGCCAATATGTTTATTGAGCCAAGGTCAAGCTCATTAAGCCTGACATCAAAAAACTCGTCAAATTTCTTATCGAATTTGCTTTTGTGTCCGGGAAGTATCGTCATAGTTCTGCCTTTGCATACGATAGGTTAAAGCTTATTTTGACAAAGCTATCCTCGTCTACTTTGGTATCTGCAGTCGGAGCGGCTAAATTTACGCGGTACACTCCATTTTTATGTAACATAGAGTAGATATAGCTCAAATTTAGGTCTTCGCCTAGTTTTAGACTTTTTCTAGATGCTTTTATTTCTTTATCTATAATATCTTGCAAAAACATGTCGGTGAGCTCCAGCGTTGCTTTGATTTCTATATCTTTGATTCGGGCATTTTTGACTACTACATTGTCGGTCAATGGCCTCACTTTCTCGCCGCTTAAATACTCCGCTACGCTAGCGCGCGTATCCTCGCTCATATCTGAACTTTTTAGATAAATTTGAACTACTCCCGGCCCGCCGTTACTAACGCTGCACTCTATTACCTTTGAATTCGCACTTAAAACGTGATAGACGTAGGCCTTTGCGCTTCCTGCAGTGCTAAATCTTTCAAGAGAAAGCACCGCTCTTTCCCTTAGTCTTTCGTCGCTTTCTACCTCTGCGCCACCGCTAAAATCGCTTATTTGTTTTGCTTTTAACACGAAAGGGAAAGGCGTTTGGATATATTCGCACTTTACGGGGCTTGATTTTATAAATTTATCAAACACTGATACGGCCGTAGTTTTTAGTTCTCCTTTTTTGACGATCGCCGTTTCTTTGACGTAGGCGACGTCGCCGTTGTCGCTAACTAAAACGCTTCCGGCCGGAATTATCGTATCCGCATCCCTAGGGGTTGAAAGCGAAAGCTCGATACCGGCCGTCGGCTTTTCTCCTTTTAGCCGCTCTATGCCGTATATCGCTACGATATTATCGAGATCGCTACCTTGGGCAAAAGGTAAAAGCATAGATTTTACGGCGCTATTGATACGAGCTCGCAATAGTAGCTCGCGGTAAGCTAACGTTTCGAGCAGAGCGGAGTAGTTGTCGCTCTCAAGTAGCGCGATCTCCTTGTCCGTTAAATAGCTTTTAAAAAGCTCTTTAACGCCCTTTAAAAGCTTGTCGTAGTTAAGCTCTTCGATCACGTCCGGATACGGTAAATTTTTTAAAAAGCTCATAGCTCTATCCCTATCTCGTCGCCGCTAATTAGAACGATATTAAAATTTAGCTTATGATCTTTTAGGCTTATTAGCTTTACTTCATCTATCTTCACTCTTTTTTCCCATCTTTCTACGGCCTCTATGACGTAGCAGGCAAGATCGGCTCTAAACTCGTCGTCTACCTTGCGGTCTATTAGCTCGAACAAGCGGCTTCCGTATTCCGGCAACATAACCCGCGAGCCAAGAGGCGTGAGCAGAATGTCTTTTATGCTTTCTTTTATATCCGCTAGATATTTTGTCATTAGTCCCTCGCCGCCCCGTTGTTGGTATGATTAGTTAGATCGCCTCTGCCGTCTCTTACGTTGCCGCCGAAGCTTGCGTTGCCGCTAGCGGCGATCGAGCCTCTTATATTCACGTTTCCGTTTATTTCAAAGCTTCCGCTACCGCCGCTATTTGAGGCCGTAGATATGGCACCTAGCAGCTTTATGCTTCCGCTTTTTACGGTAGTATCGTTTGCCGTTACGGTTACGTTTTTAGCGTTTAAATTTGCATTTTCGCAGGTTATATTTATAGATTTCGGGCTTTTGATTTCAAGCGTAGAGCCGGCCGTATCGTAGCTCATGCTTACGCCGTCTTCAAAGCTTACGCACACCTTTTTATCCGTCGGCTCCTCTTTATGCGCGCTTTGGTAGAGTCCGCGAAGTATGACGCCGCTGTTTAGGTTGCCTCTTACGGGCAAGACCAGCACCTGCTCGCCTACCCTGATAGGAGAGAAGCTTACGGCAAAGGAGTTTGAGAAGCTTTGAAATACCGGCAAAAAATCGGTAACCATTGAGCCTACGGCCACTCTTGCCTTGTCACCGCGAACTTCGCTAATCGTTGCGATTTCTATAAAATATTCCCTACTCATCACCTATATGCTCGCTAAATTTATTATTTTTAATAGGTCGCCTTCGTCTCACGTTTTGTTTTATCTCTTTTACGTCGTCGTGAATTTCGTTTAGTTTTTGGCGGTTCGCGCCGTTTTCGGTACGTAGCGTCTCTACCAGTTCTCTGGTGGCGGCCGTGTTGTTATTTATAGCTTCGTTGCTTCTTACGGAAATATCCACCAAAATTTCGGAGTTTTTGTTCGCGGTTTTGTTTAGTAGCCAAAATATCACCACGAAGACTATAAAGCCGAAAATTACCATAAAGACCAAAAACTCATTCGCCCCCCAAGCTCCAGCGGAGTTTATCAGTCCTGTAGCTTCTTTGATCTCGTCGCTAAAATTTAGGCTATTTTCCATTTTATTCCTTTATCCCCAGGCATTGTTTGAGAAATCTTTCGCAATCGCGGTAGTAAATAGCAATCCTCTTATCCATCTCAAACGTACCGTCGTTTTTTGGTTTATCGGGCATCTTGGCATTGCACCTTACGGGCACGTATTTTTCTTGGTAAATGATATGCGGCTCGCTCGCTTGAGGTTTGGCCGCGCAGCCCGCAAAGATCAAAACAAATAGACAAAAAAGCAAAATCCTAATCACGAAACAGCTCCTTATATGCCGCCAGTTCGGCTTCGCAGCTTTTATCTTTGACGTAGATTTTCTTTATCCGCTCGGCCTCTTTTGACGGGGTATCGTCGATCTTTACCGCGGCGGCTTTTATAGCTTCGTTTTGCAAAGAAAGAGATACGTTGCAGGCGTTTAGATTGTTTTTGGCCGTAGCGTAGTCCTTGGTCAGTCGCTCGTTTTTCTCTTTTACGCTTTCAAGGTCTTTAAGCAAGACGGAATTTACGCCTTCTAGCCTTGAATTTTCGAGGAACAAATTTACGCAAGCAAGACCCAAAAGCGCGGCCAATGCAAAGCCTACGATCGGAAACTTAGTTATCAAATAGCCCATTTAGCACCCTTTTTGCTCTATTTGGAGTTTGTTTCGCCCAAAGAGAATTCATGCCGCTTTGATAGGCGGCTCTATATTCGCCCACTCTTATATGGTGCATCGTGGTTACGAATTTTTTAACCTTTGAAACGCCTAGCTGATAGGCCATTTCTATCACTACTTCTTGGACGTTTTGCGGTTTTTCCTTTAGCCAATCAAACGTCGCAAAGACTGCAGCAGTTAGTTTTTCAAGCTTGAGCTCTAAAATTTTATCGGCCGTTGCTTTGCTCATGGGTTCGTATTTGCCGCCGTTTAGCGCTAACTCGTCGGCCGTAAGCGCGGCAAGCAAAAAGCCGTAGCCCACGGTCGGTCTTCCTAAGCTATCCTCGTACCTATGATCTTTAAGACCCTCGTTTTCTTTGATTTTTTCTATTAAGGTCATGGCGTCCTCCAAACTTTTGCCGCAATATTACGCCATGCCCGCCTCAGAAATCTATCACGATTTTTTGTCAAAAAACTTTGTCGAAGTACTGTAATAGATTTTCGGCGCGAAACATTTCATAATTGCGCCAAAAATACACCAAAGGCGCTAAATGCTGGAAGAATTTGAAAAAGAACTTATAAACACGATTAAAGAAGCGGCCAAACCCAAAAACTCGGTAATCAGAGCGTATCTTGGCGAGTTTAATAACAAAGAAGAAATGGAGCTGTTGATAAAAGGCGGCGAGAGCTTCGTATTCGTAGAGTTCGTGGATGAAAAATACGAAAACGTAGTAGAACGAAGCGCGACGTATAATATCCATATACTAGCCTGCACTTCAAACAAAAATCAAAACTACCGACAAGCCAATAAATTTAAAGCCTACGCTCTATGCGAGGCGATAGATGAAAGGCTAAGAAACTCGAATTTATGTAACGAGTTTAGGATAGAGCCCCAAAGCGCTAAGGCGTCGCTAAACGATATTACCGACTACGGCTACGTCTACGTGCTCACCAGGCAGATACAAACGCAATTTTTAGAAAAGGATGAATTCTTATGCTCATAACAAAAGACTTAATCGCACTAAAGGACGATAAAGAAGAAGTTTTAAGCGAAATTTGCCTGGCCGTAACCGGCGTTTGGCAAGGACACGCTGGAGGAACGTTTAGTATAGACGCTGCAGACATAGAAAAAATGAAGCTAAATTTTGACAAGCGTAGCCTAGATATAGTGATCGACTACGAGCACCAAACTTTAAGCGGAGAGATAGCGCCCGCGGCAGGCTGGGTAAAAGAGCTTTTTATAAAAGACGGCGCGCTTTACGGGCGCGTAAGTTGGACGGCCAAAGCAAAAGAATTCATCAAAAACGGCGAATATAAATATCTTAGCCCGGTTTACGACTTTATGGGCGTAGACGAAAAAACCGGAGCTTGGCAGGGCTGCACGTTGCACTCCGCGGCGCTAACCAATAAGCCGTTTTTAGATGAACTCGGAGAAGTAAGAGCGAATAAAAATTTCACAAAGGAGACGAACATGGATGATGCGAAAAATCCAAAAGGCGAGCCGCAGGCTCAGGCTGCTACGCAAAGCGGCGCGAGCTATGAGGCTCGGATAGTCGAGCTTAAAAATCAGCTTGACGCCTCTAAACAAGAGGTCGCTACTCTAAAAGAGCAACTAGCTCAAAGCGCGGTAGACACGGCTATTGTCGCAAATAAGCTGCAAGAAAGTCAAAAGCAGTGGGCGCTTAGCTACGCAAAGGCCGATTTAAACGGCTTTAACGAGTTTTTAAAAGGCGTTATGCCGCCGCAACAAAAAACGAGCATACCGAGTAACGATATGTTTGCCAACAAAAGCCGATCGGACACAGAAATAGACGTCGTTAAATTTGCATTAGGAGGAGAATAAAATGCCTAACGAACAAAAAAAGCCAAAGACCATCGGAGACGTGGTCGTAAACAAGGTGCTCGGCATTAACGCCAAAGTAGAGACCACTAAGGCCCTAGAGTGCGGAGCCGTGCTGTTTAGTATTAACGGCGGCGAGAGTTTTGCAGCCGTAACTAGCGACAACCAAACTACGACCATCGCAAACGCACAGGCGGTATTCGGCGTGCTATGCGACAACGTAGAGGCCACCAAAGAAGCCGACGTGCTGGTGCTTGGCGAGGTAATGCTGGAAGGCGCCGCCGCGGAGCTAAAAACCGCACTATTCAAACAAAAAATTATAGTAAGGTGAAGCAAATACATTGATTTGGCAAGCGAAGCCTTGCAAGTCTTTAGTATTTGCTTCTTTAGGCGCGATTGTTCGCGCCGCTAAAAGAAGGTAAAAATAATAAGGAAATAAAAATGGATGAACTTTTAAAAAAATTTACGGTCGAGGCGATGACTGAGATCATAATTCAGACTAAAGTCGATCAAAATTTTATAACGGATACGTTTTTCAAAAAATGGACTCCGACGCTTTCCAATACCCATAACATTATCATCGAAAAAGGCGCGGGCGTAATCCTTGAAAGCGTTAGCGAAAACGGAGAGCACTTGGTGACGAAAAATCCCGACCAAACTATCATCTCCGTACCGCTTCCTCGCTTCCCGCAGTATGATACGCTCCCGGCTAGCGAGATGAATTTGCTAAGAACGCTCAATACTCAAAGCGAGCAGCTTAAATCATTGTCTGCGGCTATCGGCAAAAAACTAGCTAGCCAAAAGAGCAATATCGCCAACACCGTAGAGTATATGGCCATAGGCGCTATTTTCGGTAAGGTAATGGACGGCAAAGGAAAGGTGTTGTTTGAGCTTAGCGCAAATAGAAAAGAGATAACTATCACGAATGCGACTAAGTTATTGGATTTGCTAAGCGATATCGAGGCCGCTCAAAAAGAGGTATTAGGCGTTGCAAAGCCGTATATCGCGCTAGTAACTAGAGAGCTTTTTGGCGAGCTACTTAAACTGGCCGAAGCCCAGGAGCTTCTAAAGCTAAAATCCTGCGAAGTCGTCGACAGTAACGGCGTTTTAACGCTTAAACTTTTCGGCAAGACCTTTATGCCTTACGATGCCTCATACAAAAACACGAAGGGCAGAGATACGAGCTACATGAGCGGCAAAAAAGGCGTAGTAGTGCCTTTGATGGACGACATCTTTGAGGTAGTTTATACAAGAGCAAACCATACGTCTGCCATCGGAAAGGCTCCGACGAAATTCTTCGCTGCGGCTCCCGAGGTGCTCGACAAAGGTATGGGTTGGGGCATTGTTAGCGAAAGCAGACCGCTTCCGATCTGCAATAGGCTTGACGCGATAATCGAGCTAAAAATGTAACAAAGCTGGGAACCCGCCGTAAGGCAGGGCTTTAGGTGGGTCAAGGGAGTAAAACTCCCTGTCGCAAGGACGGGCTTTGCTCGTCCGCGAAATCAAGACGCCTCACGCCCTTTTAAATCAAAAACGACTAAAACTACGAGAAAAATATTTTAAACGTTTTAACGCGCTTTTAACGCTCGCTAAAAGCCAATAACGAATACGGTCAAAAGGTTTAAAATATTTGGAGACAAAATAATGGTTTTAACAAACGAGGATCTACTAAAAGAAGTTTCTACTAGAGAGCTGCAAGAGCTCAGCGACTTTGAAGGAAGCGGCGCCGTTAATCAAAGCGTCATAGACGATAGCGTAAACGATGCCTTGGCTTATATCTCCTCTTTCATCAAACTTCCGCAAAACCCTACGCCGCTATTAAAAGACATCGGCGTAAATTTGACTATTATCGAGCTCAAAAAGCGCAACAACTTCCCCAAAGAGGCGCTGAATGAGCAGATAGAAAAGACGGACGCTCTGCTTTTGAAGATGGCTAGCAAGAAGCTTCCGAGCCAAATAGAAGACGATAGTGCGCCCAGGCTCGGCATAAGAGCGTTTAGGCACGGCGAGAAAAAAATGGACTTAAAGGATTTAAATGGCTGAGAAACCAAATATAAAAGAGCTTGCTAAGGAGCTTTATCTAAAAGGCTTCAGCCTTGAGCGCATAGCCGAAATTTTAAATAAAACCGTAAAAACCATAAAAAACTACAAATCTCAAAACGGCGACTGGGACGAACTAAAAGCAGCAAGCTATCTAAATAAAAGCGGCGAAGATAAGCAAAATATCTATCAAAACTTTATCGAAGAGATGCGCCTGGCCGTAAAAGATATAAGAGAGAGCGAACTGCCCGCAGGTAAAAAGGCCGAGGCGCTTTCAAAGATAGGCGACAGCTTTGTTAAGATGACCAAAGTTGCAAGCTACGAAAATCCGGCAGCATACCGCTTAAGCATCGCCAAAAAGGTCATTATGCTGGTAGTCGATAAATTTAAAGACGACGAGAACAAAGAGTGTATCAAAAAACTCGTAGAACTCATCGAGAGCGAGAAATTCGTCAAAGCTATCGAAGAGCTCGACGTTTAGGATGACGCATGCTTTTTTCAAGAGATGAGTTAGATAGCTTCCTAGAAGACAGTAGAGAAACGCACAAGCAAGCCGGCGCCGTAGAGCCCGAACTTAGCAAGCTCACGCGCAAAGACTTTTACGGCTGGCTGGAGGAGCTTAGCGGCGAGCTAAAAGAGCAGATACATCTAAATAGCCCTCTGTCGCCAAAAGATAGGGCCGCAAGAGTGAAACGCGCCGAGCGCGATTTTATGTTTTTTGCAAGGACTTATTTCCCGCACTATTTTAGCATTAGCAGCTCTTGCGCGCTTCACGAGGATCTAGCGCAAATTTTTGAAGCTATGACGCAAAACGCAAGCGGAGACAAATACGCCCGCGCCGCGCCGCGCGGTCATGCAAAGACCACGTACTGCTCACAGCTTCTTCCGCTTTGGTGTATTTGTTTTGGCAAGAAGCGATTCATAGTCGAAATTTCAGATGCCGTGGAGCTCGTTGAGGGGTGTCTTGAAGCCATCAAAGCCGAGCTTGAGGACAACGCAAATTTAAAAATGGACTTCCCGCACGTCTGCGGCGCAAGCAAGAACTGGAAGATAGGCGAGTTCGTCTCTAAAAACGGAGTCAAGCTTAAGGCGTTTGGCTCGGGTAAAAGACTGCGCGGTGTGAAGTTCGGCGTATACCGCCCCGATCTAGTAGTCCTAGACGACCTAGAAAACGACACCAACGTGCGCAGCAAAGAGCAGCGCGATAAGCTCGAGGAGTGGCTAGACGAAGCGGTTTTAAATTTGGGCAGCGTAGACGGTAGCCTCGACGTGCTTTATATCGGCACCGTACTTCACGCAGATAGCGTTTTAGCTAGGAAGCTCAAGCTTAAATTTTGGAATGCCAAAAAGTACCAAAGCATCGTAAATTTCCCAAAGCGTATGGATTTATGGGAGAGATGGAGCGAGCTTTACAAAAACGTCTCAAAAGAGTCTAGCGAAACGTTTTATCTAAAAAACAAAGCCCTTATGGATGAGGGTTCTCGGGTGCTTTGGGACGATGCGCTACCGATCCTAAAGCTCATGCAAAAACGCGCCGAAAACTTGAAATCTTTTAACAAAGAGCAGCAAAACGATCCTAGAAGCGAGACTCAAATTTTCACCAAAGAGAGTATGCATTTTTACCGCGAGCTTCCGAGGTGTGATTATTTCGTGATGTATATCGACCCCGCAGGCGAAAAGAAAAAGAGCGACTATACGGCTATAACGGTGCTAGGAGTGAGCAAAGCAGAAGCCAAGATCTACGTAGCAGAAAGCATAGTAGAGGTCATGAAGACCAAAAAGACCATCAAAGAGATCATTAGGCTTAATCAGCTCTATAAATGCCGCATTTGCGCTATAGAGAGCAACGGCGGGCAGGAATTTTTTAGAGGCTGGATCAGAGAAAAGGCCTTTGAGATAGGCATTAAACTACCTTTAAAAGGCGTGAATAATACCGCAAGCAAAGGGCAAAGAATAGAGGAGCTTGAAGTACCTATAGAGGACGGCGAAATACTCTTTCATCAAAGCCAAAGCCTGCTTATCGAGCAGCTTACGGAGTATCCCGAAGCCAAGCACGACGACGCGCCCGACAGCTTGGCGGGCGCATACGACTTAACAAAGCTAAAAAAGAAAGTAAAAAGGCGCACTAGATGATATTTGACAAATTATTTAAAAATAAATCCGAGCAGCCGCAGCGCAAGAAAGCGGCTCTCATCCCCCAAAACGGTACCCTGATAGATCTGCTGATAAATACGGGAGTTTCCAGTATTGGCGACGACGATATGGATATGATACTAGCCGATCTTACCGTTACGCAGTGCGACGTGAGCCGCAAGTCCGTGACCGAGAAAAAAGAGATCCAAATCGTTTGCGACGATGAAAAAATTAAGGACGAATTTAAAAAGATTTTTAACCCCGACGTCGTCAGCCAAATTTTAGAGACCTATCTTTACGGGCTAAACGTATTCGAGGTTAACTACAAAGAAAAAGAAGGGCTTGTATACCCAAGACTCGTGCAGCGCGATTTTAGGCAATTTAAATTTAACGACGCGGGCGAGTTCGTGTTTAGCGCCGGCGGAAACGAACAGGGTATTCCGCCTTTAAAAGTTATATATGCATTAAACAGAGCGAATTTTAGAAAAGTATACGGAGACGGGCTACTTAAAAAGCTGTATTTCCCCGTCAAAATGAAAAACGCCAGCTTGAAATTTTGGTTTAGGTTTTTAGAAAAATTCGGATCGCCCTGGGCGATAGCAAAAACTAGCTACGAGCCCGACGAAATGGCTGCGGAAGTGCAAGCTATGCTTAGCGGCGATAGCGCGGTCATAGACACGGACGAGGAGATCACTCTCGTGCAGCCTACCTCAAACGTAGATTTCACTAGGCTTCCCGCATACCTCGACAATCAAATCAGCAAGGCTATTTTAGGCGCAAATTTGACTAGCGACGTAAAAGAGGGAAGCTATGCCGCAGCGAAGACGCATAACGAGATTAGAGAGGATCTGGCCGCAAACGACGGCAAAATTTTAGTCTTCGTCATGAACAAGGCCATAAGCTTTTTTAAGGATATAAACGGCTATAACGGCGAGCTTTACGCCAAACTATTCGACGAAGACGCTCCTAATACCGAGCGTGCCGCAAGAGACAAGACGCTATACGATATGGGCTTCACGCCTACGAAAAAATACATAACCTCTGCATATAATATCGAGCTGGACGATAACGAGCAAGCGCAAGAAAAAGACCGAAATTTAAAGGTAAATAAGCAAATATCACTCAATGAGTACGTCGAGCCTGGCACGGCTTGGTGTGCTTTAGGTGGGTGCAGGGAGTTGAAAACTCCCGCTCGCAAAGACGGGCTTGGCTCGTCTGCGAAGTCGATAGATAGATTTGATAAAGCCACGGACGAGATGGATATAGAAGACGGCGAGATAGAAGCGGCCTTAAACAAACTAATAGTAAGCAGCGAGACTTATGAAGAGGCTTTCGATAAGCTTTACGAGCTTTACGATCTACCCTTTGAAAAGCTTGAACCCTTGATGTTTAAAGCCGTAGCCAATGCCCAGATGTTGGGATATCTAGATGAAGTTTAGTTTTTTCGAGGAGCCTACGGCGGTTTATGAATATTTAAAGAGCAAAAAGCCGGAGATCCATTTCGATTACGACGAAATCATGCATGATGCGCATAAAAAAGCTTTTACCGTCGCAAAGATGATGAATTTGGATCTTCTTAAAGATACGCAGGCTTCGCTCGCCAAGGCTTTTAAAGATGGCGTCGGGTTTGGCGAGTGGAAAAAGAGCGTAAAGCCTATGCTTGCAAAGAAAGGCTGGCTAGGAAATATCAAGGTAAAAGACCCAAAGACCGGCGAAGAAAAAGAAATTTACGTAGGCAATAGGCGGCTAAGGACTATATTTAATACCAACATGAGAACGGCTTACGCCAAGGCTAGGTATGAAAGCCAGATGCAAAGCTTAGGCGAATACTTCCGCTATACCGCCGTGCTAGACGGCAGGACCAGAGAAGCCCACAGGAAGCTTCACGGCAAGACCCTGCCCAAGACGGATAAATTTTGGGATACCAATTATCCGCCAAACGGCTGGGGGTGCCGCTGCAAGGTGCAGGTGCTTACAGAGGCCGAATGCTTAGATAGAGGCATCGTACCGCTTACTGACGGCTCTTTTTTGCCTCAGGCTGCAGAAAAAGACTTCAAATACAATCCGGGCAAGGTCGACAAAACGGATGAAATTTTAAAAGACAAGCAAGATAAGGTTTTAGATGCCGTTACTTCAAGTCTTGCAAAGAAAAATTTAAAACAATCCCTAGATAGCTTCGAGCATGAGCGAGACGTTTACGTTTGGCAAAAAAGCTTAGACGACGCAGTAGACGAGCTTTTAGTAAAAAAGAATTTAAAAGCTCCGATAGTTGCCTTTGCGCTCGGAAAACTAGGTAAAGACGTTATAAAAAAGAGCGAAAAACTGCTAGGCGTCAAAATAGAGATTGAGCACATAGCAGGGGACAAACACGGCATACTGCACATCAGACCTGAGCGCAAAGGGCAATACGGGCAAGATTTGCGAATAGAGGAGATAAAAAAGATAGTAAAAACTTTAGCCGACGATAAAACTCCCGTAAGCGTAGATACCGTGAATAAAAACATCGTATTTTGGTTTGAGGATGAAAAAGATGCGAGCAAGATAAACAAGATCGTCATAGATCTAAACTACAAACTGAAGAAATTCGGGCTTACCAATTATATGGCGACGGCAAGCAAAGTAGATAAGACGAATGAGAAAGAAGCGCAATTTATTAAAATCAGATGACGGCGGGAGTTGCACCCGCAATACAGGTCCGATCTCGCGAGGCGAGCACCTATCGACTACTGCGTTGCGATCATCAATCATCTGATTATCGTCGATTATACCACTTTGAAAGGATAAAGGCAAGTGATAGAAGTTAGAGGCTTGGAAGAGCTACAAGCAAGATTGAGGATGCTTCAGTCTTGGGGTGCTAAGACGAAGCCCCTTATGCGGACTTTGGGCAATATATTGCGTAATGAGACGGAAGATAGCTTCGAAAACGAGAGCAGTCCGTTCGGACAAAAATGGCAAGCCTTAAAACCTAGCACGATTAGGCAAAAACAAAAACTAGGAAAGTCCTCTAATATTCTAAGATCGGACGGAAATTTGGCGGATAAATGGATAGTCAAAGCAGACGACAAGAGAGCCACGGTATCTAATAATACGAATAAAAACGGCTTTGCTTACGGGCTAGTTCATCAATTCGGTACCAATAAAGCGGGACGAAGTAAAAGCGTAAAGATACCGGCTAGGCCGTTTTTACCTGTGAATAGAGGCGGTAAGCTACCTAGTAGGACTAAAGAGGTCGTAAAAAGGATAGTCATAAATTTCGTAGATAGTAACTTTAAGTAGCAACCCTCTCTAGTTTGAGTTTTTCTTAGGCTAATCCGAAGTACTCTGGTCAATTACTTTCAAAATGGTAATTTCTTTAATCTTATCGTATTCTGACACTATTCTTAAAGATAATTTTACTTCTCTTTCATTTATGCTTGCCGTTGCGAGTTTTAGTCTAGATTCGGCATCTATAAGATTGGCTAGCACCCACTTTGTTTTACCGTCCACTACAATCTTAAATGTTTTTCTTCCGTCGTTGCTTATCTCATATCCAAGTATTTTAAAATTATCTTCTATATCTTTAGTCTTTGTGGTATCAACGATTTCTTTAAAATCATAATCTTGTTTATTGTTATAAGTAATTTGCTGCTCTTGGGAGTTAAATTTTGCTTTTTCATCATCTCTCAATATGCTAGCAGTCGTTGCTTTTGGAGCATTAACCGCATTTTGCAGATCTTTATTCGATGCCAACTTTGCAATAATTTGGCGATTTTCTCGTTCGGATTCAATATTTTGTGTATCCTTGAGATATGAAATATATGCAGAAAACGACATATATAAGAGAACTGATAAAATTATAGTAATGATTATTTGTTTTTTATCTCTGCTTTCCATATCTTTTATTACCTCTAAAATATTTTTAATAAAATCAATAACCATTTGTAAGCTTCCGCGTTCGAGCTTAAATCTTATAAGTTGATTTTTGTCTATGCCTTTAATATCAAAATCTTTTTCTAGTATATAAACCATCCTATAAAAACTATCTTGATATGACAATACTATTTTTGCTATATCCGCATTTATGTAGTTGGTATCATAGTTATTAAATCTGCCGCCACTTAGTTTTATGGTATGAACAAGATTGCCTACTTGCTCAATATTTATATCTTCACCTTTAAATAACCTGCGTTGTGCAACAATCAAATCATCAATAGTATTTATAGTAATGTTATCGGCCATAAAAATCCTTTTTTTGTGAATTATAGCAAAAAATAAAACATATGATGTTATAATATTAGGGATATTTTTATAAAGGATAGTCATGTTTAATATTCAATGCTCGTTGGAAGATAGAGTTCTAGGATTCATAGAAAATCAAATCAATCTTACAGAAAAGATAGAAGACAAAAAAGAACTTTTAAGGCTTTATGTGGAAGCATTTAAAGCTATTGTAGATATCAATAAAGACGCTCATGTGTCCAATAATAAGACCGCAGTAGATCATCATAAAATAGATGCAGACTACTTTAATAAAACGCAAGAAAACCAAATAGCGCAACAAAAAGCATATTTATACCAAGCTAACCAAATAAACTAGGCTCTCTTATCTCTTTGGTTATAGCGCAAACGCTGTTATAGCTTAGGTTATGTTTTGCGGCGATCTCACGAATGACGACGGGGCTTTGTTTGCCTAGCTTTATGCCTTCTTCGTATTCTTTGAGTATATCGTAGTTTCTAAACGTGCCTTTGTAGCTGGGTACGTAGATATTGGCTCCGCCGTATTCTTTGATGATATCGGCCATGTTTTCGCTCTCCTTGACGCGGTTGTAGAACTCAGCGAATATATCGAAGCTATTTATCATTTGTAGTATTTGTCTTTCATTTGAATAAGGGCTTGCACGACGTCTGCGGCATCGCTCCTTGACAAAAATTTAAGATGTAAAGGCCTGATTTTAACTATCCTAAAGATAAACTCTCTTAGGGCCATACTCGTTTTTACGTTGGCTATCTCTTCCCAGATACCGGCGATAGTTTCAAGCTGCTTTTTAGTGGCGTATAGGCTGCCTTTAGTGGGCGTTAGATCTTCACTAGACATAAAGGACGAGCTAGACGTTTTATTTGTTTTGGTTTTACGAGTAGATTTTTTAAAATTTGCGCCTTTATGGGGCTTATATCCCACGATCTCTAGCACGGCCCTAAGCTCCTCTATACTTAGCTCTTTTAGGCTATCTTTGCCGAATTGCGCTTGTAAATATATCTTTCTGCATTCGTCGTCCACGAAATAGTTATGCTTTAGCGTTTGTATCATCTTGATGTAGTATTTTTTTAGCCCGCTCGTATTCATCTCAAACCGCCAAATTTAAGGTATTTTCACCCATAGTTGTAATAGTTGTATCGGTTGTAGTCTCCGCTTTACAACTATATATCACGCTCTTGCCCGTTTTACGGCTAAACCATAGCTTGCCGTCGAATTTATCGAGGCAATCCCTAGCCGTTCTATCGTCTTTTTCGTAATTCATAGCATTTAGCAGCTCGGTCTTGTTTAGATCTCCGCCGACTAGTATCTTTTGCGCTAGAGTAGTAAAATTTAGCTCGTATTCGCTCATTCTAGCTACTTCCACGTCAAGCTCGTTTAGTTCTAAATTTAGCGTTTTTACGCAAAAACCGCTATCTTTTACTCCGGCTCTTTCCTTGGCTACTTCAAGTAAGAAATTTAACTCGTTTTCCTTGCTAGGGCGTTTTAGTAGATGATACATAACGTCGAGAGAATTCCTTATATGGTTGCTGCCTTGATAGTTTTTACCGTCTTTGTTAGAGTGATGCAGGATGATCACGGTAGCTCCCGCTTCGCGCAAATTCTTAAGCGCGCCAAATAGTCTATTTATGCGGTTGTCGTTGCTGATGTCTACGAAATCCCGCAAGCTATCTAGGATAAAAACGCAATCTTTATAGGCTTTGCCTACGGCGTTTTCCTCGAGCTTTAGAACAAGCTCAAATCCGCAAAGTTCTAGCGCGCTGCGCTGTATATAGTTCATATTCTCGTAGCTTTCTATAAGTAGCCTATCTACGCCGCGCTGTTTGAGTACGCCTACGGGGTTGTCGTAGTCTATGAAAAATACCCTTTGACCCTCTTCGCAAAGTCTTTTAGCTAGCGCAAAGGCCATGTAGCTTTTACCCGTGCCACCGTCCGCGTAGATCAGCGTGATTAGCTGCTTTACTAAAAAGCCCTCTATCAAAAACTCGACCTTTTCATTAAAATTATCTTTGGTTAAGCTGGAGTTTTTTAAAAACTCGAAAATTTCGCTCATATATTTCCTTTATATACCGATTTGCCGCTTTCTAGATCGGCGATTATATGTTTTCTTATGCGTTCAAACCCTAGTCTTATAGCCGGATCTTTAGCGCGGTTCTCAAAGCTACCGTTACTTGGCTCCTCGTAGGGCTTCTTTTCTTCTTGTATGGCTTTTGTATCGCGCGGCAGGCGGTATATTACCTCGCAGTCTATCTCGCGAAAAGTAATGCCCGCCTCTTTGATCGCGGCAAGGTTATCGGCCCAAAACTCCCTAAGCCTAGCTTTGATGTTTTCTTTGTTTAGCTCAAAGGTTTGCTTTGCGGCAGGGTGCGAAAAGACGAAATGTAAATTTATCCCTTTAATCGCGGCATACTTAAATATCTTTTCGTTTATCAGCCCGTTTAGGGCGAATTTAGCCATATCGTTTAACAGTTTTCTTTTGTTTAGCTCTGTTATAGTTTCGTGCATTTTTAAACCTTTTAAAAAGCCTTTAATATCGTTTAAAAGGCTTTTTAAAGGGCTTAAAGCCCTTATTTTTTAGCCATAATAAATTTGATCATACACTCGTGCGGGTTTAGTCCGCGCTTGGCCATCTCGTCAAATATCCGCCTGATGCTAGTAGATATCGCATAAAAACTATTATCGCAGCAAAATACTCCATCTGCGTGCCCCGCATTGATAGCGACTACGGCCAAAGAACAAAGCGAGTCGATATAGTATTGGGGCGGATCTTGCAACAAAAATGCCGAATGCGAATACCTATCAAGATTTTCTTGATGGTCCAAAAACGCATCGAAAAACCGCTTGCTAAACTCCTCTTTGCACTTCTCTATAGTCGTGCCATTTCGTTTCCTATAGAGCTTTAACAGCTCTTTGATCTCGTCAAACTGTTCGTTCGTCATACTTACTCCTTTCAAAAATTTAAACCTTTTAAAATGCGTTTAACAGCGAATTAAACGCATTTTAAAGGGCTTAAAGCCCTTTAAATTTAGACGTTTGCGCTTTGTAAATTCTCTATCTTGGTTTCTATACGGAAGTTGTCCTTTACGACGCGCTTAAGACCTAGTTTAACGAGCTCGGCGTCTCCTAGTTCCACGATGGCGTCTTTGTTTATGGTCTCTTCGTACGTTATGCACTCCTCGAGCTTATAGCTTTTTAGCGCCTTTATGAGTTTTTCTACTTTCTCTTTTATGCGCGGCAAGGATACGCTTTTGCTTAGCTTGTAGCCTATCTTTCCGAAGGTAAATTCTTTGCTACGCTTTTCTGCAAATTCGGCCTTGTTTTCCTCACAAAATGCCGTTATTTGACTCTCGATATACTTTTTCTCGTTGTCAAGCTTTTCTACTTGCGCCTTTCTTGAGTCTTTTATCTCGTTGCATTTTAGGGTTATCTCGCCGTTTATATCAGCAAGCGCCACCTCAAGCTCGCAAATGCGCTTTAGCGCGCTGTCTACGTCCGTAAATGTTTTTATTTCCATCTTTTGCTCCTTATTTTTGCTTTTCTTCTGTTTGCTCTTATTTCTTGGCTTTTGTGCTTTGAGCCGGGGATTATCGCGCTTTTTGCAAAAGCCGCCTTACTTTTTCTTGCTTTGGCTAGATTTAGCGTCGGCGCGCCGCCTAGCATACTCGTATCGCCTAGCGCTAGGCTTAGGCCCGCTAACATTGACACGGCTTTCATCATTTGCTATTCTCCTTTCTAAGATTTTAAATTTCATCGCAAATTTGAGCTTACAAACGTATCCGTAGATCGTGCAAACGGGCAAATTTGTTTTGGCTTTTTTGTGCCCTTTGAATGTTAAAGGCATTCTTCAAACAGCCCCTGCGAGGCTTGATTTTGCGAAAAATCGAGCTCGGTAAGCCCTAGCTCGTTAGCGTATTCGCGCTCTTTTTTCATGCCTTGCGATCTGGCAGCATCGGCATGATCTGAAAAATAGATATAAGAGCAGTGGCTAAGCAGTTCAAGTCCTGCGTTTATAGCCTTATCTCTATCCGTGTTTTCATCGAACACCTCGCCGAAAGCTAGCACCGGACTTATCGGGATATAGCCGGCTTTTATAACCTTTTGGCACTCGGCTATAGCAAGCTTTTTGGCAGCAAAAGGCCTATTTATATCGCTTACGTTTAATCCCGCGTAAGGCGTAGCGACGTAGACTAATCTCATTGTTTGTTTCACCTGTTCTCCTTTCTTTAAATTTGACTTTATGGGAAGCTCCGCAGAGCTCCCGAAAAATCAAATTTAAGCCGCCGTATCGATTACTTTGCCGTCGGTGGTCCTTACGATATATTTGCCTACCAGCTTAAACATACTCTTTGAGTAGTCGGCCTTTTGGCCCTTTATCATGCTTCCGCGCCTTATGCCTCTTATTTCGCCTTTTGAGTTCACTCTCACTTTAAATCCTTTCTCTTCAAGATTTCTTACTAACCTAACTAGCCCCGCCATTTGCGTTTGATTAACTGCACAATTTTCAAGAGAATCTATCGTTACGTTCATCATTTTTTCACTCCTTACAACTATTACAACCGTTACAACTATAAAAGCAACATCTTCGTAGCCTCTTTGACTACGTCTTCGTTTATAGGGGTCTTCGCGTATTCGCTTAGCATCTTTGCCCTTCTTAGCAGCTTTTCGGTCTTTCTGAAATTTCCTTTAGCCAGCGCTTCTATTAGATCGATGCACGGTTTTTGCGTTACGCCGAAGTTTTTACAAACGGCTTCTAGGTCGTCTCTTATCTTTTTCTTGTCCTCGTCTACGTAGGAAAGCCCGCCTAGTATCCATTTATTTCCGACTCTCGAGCTTAGCTGTTCTAGCTCGTTTCCGCTCTTTGAAGCGGTTAAATTTATTAGTAGCTTGTTTGTGCCCACGAGCACCAAAGTAGCGCGGCTAAAATCGTGCATCCTGCGCAAGCTTTCAAGCGCGCGGTAAGGCAAATGCTCGGCCTCGTCTATAATGATCGTTCTGCTTACCTTTTTTAGAGCTTCCGCGCTTTGACGTATTAGCTCGTCTATGCTTCCTTTGTCGTTTAGTCCGAGCTCTCTAGCTAAAATTTTAAAAAGGCTCTTTGCGGATGTATTTATGGTAGCCTCGATTAGAATGCTGTCTGGATGCGTTCTTACGTATTCGCGAACGGCTCTTGTCTTTCCGCTGCCAGCTACTCCGCTTACCATTGCCATATCTCTATCTTGTACCGCCCAGCCGATCACTGCGTGTATGCTTTTGGCGTCCTTGGTTTTTACGAAAGGTAGCTCGTCTTGTAAAACGTCCACTTTTTGGATAAAATTGTCAAGATAGTTTTTAGCTGGCTCTTCTACTTTGTCGGCATACTTGTAGCTAGAGCCTTCCTTTATATATCCCGAGATATACGCGGGATTTATTCCCAACGCCGTAGCAAATTTGTTCTGACTCATACCGCTTGTTTTATTAGCTTCGATAAAGTCTTTTATTCTGTCGGCTAACTGCATTTTTCCTCCTTTTAATTTTGTTTTTTAAATGTTTTAAACGCCGTTTAATAGGACTTTAAACGACCTTGAAAACATTTTTATTCTCCGCTTGCTATCTCTATGGCGTCGTCTACGGAAAATTTCTTTTTAGTCGTTCTCTCTGCGGTAAATTCGTTTAACTTATCGTAATCAAACCCAGTGTTTATTATGTTATTTACCTCTTTTTGCCTTTTTATGGTCTCTTTGAGCGCCTCTATCTTGTCGCCGTCTTCGTAGTTAAAGTTTTCAGGTTTTAACGCCTCTTTATGGGCTTCAAGCATTACTTCGAGGTCGTAATTTACGTTTAGTCTCGTAAATTCGCTAAATTCGGCGCGTTTGATGACGGCTCGGATGGCTTTCATATCGTCTTTAAAGACCTTTTTAACGGCTTTGTAGGTTTCCGCGCTCATAGGGCATATCTCTTTATCTTTCGCTTCGCAGATGAAATTCCCTTCCAAATCGAATACGAATATCGAGCTTACGTCGTCTATGTTTTCGCTAACTAGCACCTGGGTCTTTACGGCCGGGAGAAACGCCGAGCCGAATTCTCTTGCATCGTAACTAATTCCCTTTTTTCCTACCGTTCTAGGCTCTAATCCTCCCGCATGTAGCATAAATTCCTCTTTTCTTACGCCGCGAAGCGGAGTCGTATCGCTATTCCAACGATCCATCGGGCTTGATTTTTTGCGTCCTACGCTCATTATGTCCCATTTAAGCACCTCGGCTTCAAATTTAACCCTTACCTGGTCTAGCGTTAGTAGGTGTTTAAGGTTGGTCTTTTTAACAAACCCTAGCTCGTCTTTTGCGGATCTATCTTTTTTGGGCGTTCTTTGCTCGATCGCCTCTCTCATGGCTAGATTAAATCCTATATATCCCGGCGTTTGAGAGATGCCCGCATGCTGCATCACTCCAAAGTGCCTCTCTACAAAGCCTTTTTCGTCGCCGCTATATGCTATGGCTCTATCGTAGTCGATATTTAAGCCGTTTAATAGATGCTGAAACTGATCGCTTAGATAGTCTTTGCCGTTGTCGCCCTTTATGTAGTCTGGCTTACCTAGCGTATTGAGCGCTTTCCACATGAGTCTTACAAGGCCTAGGGCATTTGATTTTCTCTCTATGCTGGCCACGCATCTGCCGCTATACACGTCCACGATGCTAAGGATATTGGCTCGTATCGCCTCGCCTTTTTCTCCGTCTCTTACCATCACGTCAAGCGGCGAGCTATCTATCTGCCAGCATTGGTTGCGTCTGGTTATCATCTCGCCTTGATCGCCCAGAGCCGGCTGGAAGTAGCTTTTCGCTTTATCTTCGCCTTTCGTGATCATTATGTATTCAAGCTTGTTAGCGGCGTAATAGCCGTCTAGGTATCTTTTTATTACGCCTGCGTCAAAGAGCGGTTTTATCTTTTCGGTTAGAAATTTCGGATAGTTATGCGCTTCGCCCCTCCGTCTAAAATATTCTTGATGGAGTCTGCGGTAAAGCTCCGTTATATTTAGCCCGCCTGCGCCGTAAGCGCGGAAATTTTCAAGGATAAACTCCTTCATCCACTCTTCGAGCACGCTAGCGTTTTTTCTATGCTTGCCACGCTTATCTATCAGCGCCGCCGCGCCTTTTTCCTTATAAGCTTTTTGCCATCTAAAAAGGTTTGCCTCGCTTATACCGCTGTCTTCGCAAAACTTTTTACATGACACGCCTTGTTTTTTGGCCGCCTCATACTCTTTTAACAGTCTGATTTTTTCGTTTATCTCTTCTTTTTCGCTACCGTCCAGCACCGCGTATTCCCTACTTAAATTCTCTTTTTTACCGCCACTCGCGTCATCTTTACCGCCCTTTATTTCGCTAAATTTCATCCGTCTAAATCTGCTTTGCACCGAGCTATCCTCTACGTATACGCTTACGTCCTTACTTGCCTTGCCGCTTTTTATCGCCGCGTCTATATCCGCGATCTCCACCGCAAATAGTAGCTTTGCCCCGCCGCGGCTTCTGATACCGGCGTCTTTTATGCGGACAAACGGATATTTTTGAGAGTTGCGAGTAGCTGATTTTTTTAAGGTATCCAAATGGATACTAAAAATTTTAGCGGCCGCGGCGGTTTCGACGTAGATCATTTAGCTGGCCTTACCCTCTTCTTGCTCGCCTTTTAGGCCGCTTGGAAGTTCCTTAATTATACCCTCGCTCAAAAGCGCTTCAAATACCTTTCTTGCGCTTCCATTTATAGTGTTATATTTGCCGATTATTTCGCCATTTATAACAGAATAAGTCATTCGCAATTTCAGATCATGCTTTTTAGCCCACTGCCTTATGCTTATGCAGTTTTGTTCGAAATAATGCTTAATCAT